GGCCGCCGGCGCCGATCGGGCGCGCGCCCTCCTGCTTGCGGATCTTCCGCCGCTGCCACTTCGTGCTCAATCGGGCTGGCCACTAAATCGTTTCGGTCTTGCTCCAACGGGTGGCAAAGCCCGCACCCCGACATACTCGTAGAAGAGGGTCGCGCGGTCGTGGCCGTGGAGCGCGCAGAGCCCACGCCGGTAGACGTGGTAGAGCGGCTCCCCTGCCCTTCTGACCGTGGGGTAGCGGATCTCGGCCGGCGGATCGGGTCCGTGCTGAACCAGACCGTCACGCGGGCCATCGATGAACCGGCAGGTGTAGACGCGCTCGGCGCTCATGCCGCCCTCGCTGCGAACTCGGCGGGCGCGACGTTGCCGCTCCACACCGTAGACTCGGCGACCTGTTGGGCGCCGAGGATCACGGGGATGTGGTCGCAGCGGCAGTTGATCGTCTCGCTCGGGTCGCCGCCCGGGTCTCCCGGGTACATCAGCTGGCTGCCGCCGACGTCGAAGGGCTGGTCGATCTTCTTGAGCTGCGCGTGCGCCTCGAAGTGCGTCTCCCGCTCGTTGCCGTCGAGCGTCGTCAGCCAGCGCTTGAACTCGATGCCGCTGGCGGCGTAGACCGTGTGCTGCGCTTGAGACGTGACCGCGAGCGTCTCGGTGCGGGCGATCGTCTTGGCCCGCGTCTGCTTCAACCACTTGAACTCGTTGGTGAGCGACTTGGCGACCTGGTCGGGGCCCTTGCCGTCGAAGAAGAAGTCCTTGGCGACGACGGTGCGGAGGCGGTCGAAGGTGTCCTGGCGGATGCCGCCGGTGAGCAGATTGGCGCGCTCGCGCAGCGTCGTGAGGACGGCCGGGTTGCGGAGGTTGAAGTTGGGCTTGATGCCGATCTTCTGCTGCGCGGCCCGACCGCCGGCGTTGTAGAGCTTCTCGTATTGATCGGCGAAGACGGTGCCGCCCTGGATCTCCCACGCGCCGAGCGCGTCGGTGACGATGTCGGAGAAGAAGACGACGCTGTCGCGCTGGAAGAGCCGCGAGATGCGCGCGGCGTTCTTGGGGTCAAGCGGGCGGCCACCGCGCCCGACCGCAGCCTTGCCGCCACCGTTGCGGATGAACTCCTCCGCCTCGACGGCCATGAGATCGAGCGCGCCGCTTGACTCCGCCTCCCGCATCACCGTCGCGCCGAGCGCGGTGAAGGTGTCCCCGACGTCGGCGGCGAAGGTCGAGCCGAGGCGACTGATCGGCATCGGCCGCCGCGACACGCCCTGGAGGCCGCGCGGCTCCGGCAGGTCTTCGGGCTCCTCGCCTTCGGGCACTTCCTGCCGCGTGGCGCTGCTGAGCTTGGTTGGTGCCTTCGGTTGTTTCCGGCGGCGTCGCATCACGATGTCCAGATGAAGAGCGCGATACCCACTGCCGCCGACAGCATCACCAGCGCGATCCTCCACGGCGCCACCGTCGGGTCTTCGAGCTGGCGCAGGTGGTACTTCTCGCGCTCGACGTGCGGCTCCGGCGCAGGCGGTGGCGGGCTGCGCCGTAACCCGGGAGGAAGCACGGGTGCGTAGGTCATGGCGTCATCCGGTCTGCTGGGTTGCGGTCAACCGTCCCGAGAACACCTGGCGCGCCGTCTTCAGCACGGGGTCCGCCACTGCCGCCGCTGCCGCGTTGGCGTCGATCACTTCCTGGATGTCGTCGTCGATGTCCAGCTCCCGCCAGATCTTCATAGAGATGTCGTCCCAGTAGTTCTGGTTGGTCGGCCCGAAGAAGAAGTTGGCGAAGATCCCGTCCGTGGTGCCGTCGATCACTACGCCCAGGTCTTTCCGCCTGAGCCTGTAGTAGACGCCGGCATCGGAGTCGCCGATGTCGATGTTCAGCGAAGCGATCCGAGCGACCGCAACGGTCTGTCCCGTCACGACCACCGAGTAGAGGTAGGCGTAGAGCCAGCCAGCGGTGTTGTTGCACAACGTGTTGAGGTCGAAGGCATCTACCGTGACCTCGTCGTTGTCGTTGAACTGCTCGAAGGCGAGCTGATAGACGTCGGTGTCGGTGAGGACGACCTGACCGGCGGCGGTTGAGATCGTGATCGCACCGCGGAACCACTTTGACGTCACGTAGGCGCCCGCGAAGCCGTGCCTGACGTTGCCTTCGGCGTCGGTGTCCGAGGTGTCGGTTGAGAGCCCGGCGAAGGTGATGTTTTCCGTGTCGGCCGGCGTCTCCACTCCCGTATCGCGATCGACCGTTGTGCCGGTCACCGTCACGACGCCGGTCGGCGTCCCGCCGGCGTTGGCCACGATCATGATCTTGCTGATGCCAACGGTGGTGGCAATCGGCGCGACGTTCGAGAGCGCGTCGCCAGTCTCAAGGACGTGAACCTGGCCGTGGACATGCTCGTCGAGCTGCCTCTGATTTTGCTCGATGAACCAGTCGAAGCTCAGCGAGACGTGTCCCATGCTATTCCTCCAGCCTCTGGATGCGGCCCTCTAGGTAGGCGATGCGATCGTGCGCCATGTCAACCTCGCGCTCCATCAGCTCCTGCCACTGACTCGACGCCGTCTCCACCGTGTCCTCGACCTTGTCCGCGACGTGGTCCTCCGTCGTCTGCGTCTGTTGCAACCCGATCATCCCTGCCGTCAGCAACATCTTCACGATCGCGTCGAGCGGGTCAACCTCGCGGCCGGCGATCTTCATCTCACGACGGTCGCCAGTCGGCAGCGCGGGTCCACGCGGGCTCTGCGGGCTCCGAGGTAACGGTAGTAGTGGACGACGGAGTTCGCGGCGTTCAGGTTGCGCCCCGACTTGTACCACCCGTAGGCGGCGTCGTAAGCGATCGCGCCCTCGGGGTCGAGCTTCACCGTCCGCAGCTCGACCTTGCCGAGGCGCGGCGGGCCGTCAAGCGCCTCCTCGGTGCTCGCGAACTCCTCCGGGCCGCCGATCAGGAGGCGCACGTGCTTCCGGTCTCGTGGTCTCAATCCACGTCCTCCGTGTGTTGCTGGCCGTCCTTGAACACCATCCGGCCGTAGAGCTTACCGTCGATCTTGAAGATCTTGATGGAGCACTTGCCCTCCTTCAGCCAGTGGTCGCGCACCTTGTTGATCGCCGCGCGCGCGGCCCTCTGGTCCACCACCATCTCGCCCGTCGTCGCGTCCGGCATCGCGACGCGCTCGACGTCGTCGATGAAGATCGCGAGCGCTGTCGGGTTGCCGTAGTCGGGCGCGGGCTCGATCTTCAGCAACCAACCGCACACGTCGCAGATCGCGCAAGTGTACTTGCGCGGCACGGTGAACTTGTCGCCGCACTTCGGGCACTCAGCCTGAGCCGTTGTCGGCGGAGCCGCCCGAGGCACCTCCCGCAAAGGCTCCACCACCGGCGAGCGGGGCGCGCGCGGGACTAGCCGGCGCGCCCTCTTGCGTGACCGTAGCTCCTGCAAGCGCTGGCTGGGCTCGTCTGGCACGGATTGCTCCCATGACCCGGGCACGATCGGCCGAGATCCGTTCCTGTAACCCATCGCGCACGCGGCGCGCGATGTTGGCGTAGTCGGGGTCCACCGTTCTCCACGCTGGTCCGGCCGCGAGCTGAGCTATCGCCGGCTCGACCGCCGGCCCGAACGGCTCGATCGTCGGTTGACCCGGGAAGCCCACCGGCGCCATCAGCTCCGGCTCGATGAAGATGACCGGGATGTCGGCGCGGTCGTCGTCGTACTCGGGGAAGTCCTGGTCCTTGACGATGCGCGAGAGCCAGGTGCGCAGCTCGTTGATCGTCATGACCTTCGTGGTCGATGCCTGGACGTAGAGGCCCATCTCGCGGGCCTCGTCCAGCACGTCGATCTCCCTGAACTTGAACTCGATCAGCGTCCACGTCTTCCGGACCAGCAGCTCATCGACGAACTCTTCGAGCACGTTCTGGCGCGGATCGACCTGCGCGCGCTTGTAGGTCTCTTCCTGGCTCTCACCGGTGCCGCTGCCGAGGCTCGCGGCCTCGATGATGCCGACGCGGTGCGGGAGCATCCGGTAGACGCGCATCACGATGTCGCGGTTGCGGATCTGGTAGACCTCGAAGTCCTGGTCCTTGACCTCGGGCGACAGCCGCTCCCACGTGACCTCGATGTCCCCGATCGGCAGCTCGAGGATCAGCGTCTTGTGGTCCTCGCCCTCAATCATGTACTTGAGGTGCTCTTCGATCGCCGCAACGTACTCGTCGATCACGGTGCGGTTGTTCTCGTCCTCCAGCGTCTCGCCGTCCGCCTTGATCGTCACGAGCCACTCGGGCAGCGCGCGGTTGATGAAGTAGCGGAGGTTGCGAGCGTCGGAGTAGATGTTGCCGTAGACCGCAGTCAGCGCCGAGATGACCTGCGGGACGCCGTAGTTGGCCTCGCCGGGGTGGTAGCGCTGCCACGCCCACAGCTCGTTCTTCAGCTCCCCCTCGATCATCGCCGGAAACTCCAGCGACTCCGAGCGCGTGACGATGCTGTTCGGGTCCGCGGGGTTGCTGTTCCAGTCGCGGAAGGTCGCGATCGCCTTGCCGTTGTCGTCGAGCTGAACCCACCCGAGCCCGTCGCGGAGCTTCCGCACGTTGCGCGAGTGGACGTGGAAGAGCCCGTTGGGCTGCCTCGTCGTCGGGTCAGCCGAGACCTCGATATAGCCGTTGCCGGTGCTCTCGTGATCCATGATCACGCACCGGAAGAGGCTCGTGAGCGGGATGCGCTTCTCGTTGACGTCGCCGGCGACGTGCTCCAGCCACTTCGTCGCGAGCTTGCGCTGCTCCTTCGCGGCGTCGTCGGCAGCGGCGCGGACGTCGATCTCGCCCTGCTCCGGTGCCTCCTGGACGTCGCTCACCTCTTCGGAGTCGATCAGATCCCACCCGAGCCCGGCGACGTCGGTGGCGAACTGGTCCACGATCGCGTAGAGGTCCGGGCTGTCGAAGAGCAGCGAGGTCAGGACGTCGAGCGGGAACGGCGTCTCGATCGCGTTGTTGACGATGCCGCCTTCGTCCGGGGTCGGCGATTGGCTCTGGCGCCGCTTCTGCTGGTCTTCCTGCTGCTTCGTCCACCAGTCGCGCATCGAGCGCGCGTTCTGGAACTTCGGCAGCTGCTCCCAGCTCCTGCCGGTCTCCTCAGAAGCACGAAGGCCACCGCCCCTCGCGCTGATGCTGTGCGCGCGCAAGTGGAGGGTGGCCGGCTTCTTCGCCGTCGTCGCCTTGGGCGACAGGCTCATGCCCTGCATCGGACGTCACCTCGTTGAAAGAATCCCACGGCCCCAGACTCAACCGAAGGACGCGGCGGCCTCCTCCTTGACCTCCGGCGTGACCGCCTGCTTCTTCACTTCCTCTTCGAGCGTCGCGGCGTAGGTGTGGAGTCCCTTCGACACCTTGCGCAGCAGATCGACCATCGCCAGCCCCTGGACTCGGTGCCCGAACATCACCATCGTGCCGCTATCGGCTTCCATGATGATCTGCACGCCCATGCGCGTGAAGGCTCGCTTCCAGTACTGGAGCTGCTCGGCTTCGGTCTTGACGGCCATCGTCACTCCCCTCGTTGAAAGGTTCGTCGTTGATCAGCGTCCCGGTCCACCCGTCGCCGAGATCGCGAACGCAGTGTAGACGGCTGTCGCCGCCTTCTGCGCGACCGCTGTCGTCACGGTTGAGGTGTGGTTGACGGTCGGGGCCTGCGTCGCCTTGTCGGCTGCTGTCGCCATCGTCGTTACCTCCTGAAAGGTTGGCCCGCCCGGACATTGGCACCCGCGCGCCAGCGGGAGTAGGAGCCGATGTGCGGGATGCCCGGGCTCTTGGACCTCGCCGCACCCTACCACTCAACCGGCGACGGTCAACATCTTCGGCGAAGTATTGACCGTTCAGGCCCGGAACCGGGGCCGTGCTCGTTTCGGCGGTGAAACTCGGCGAGGTCGTCGCGTTTCAGGATCCTGCGCGACGCCGGGCCCGTTCGCCGCCCCGAGCGGCGTCGCGCATATTTTCGGGCTGAATCGACAAGTCGCCGACGCAGATCGCAGAAACGGTCGCGCTATCTCGTTGTATATTGCTCAGTTACGAGTACACCCGCGGGCGCGGTCAGTTGGGACACGAAATGTCCCAATCGCTCCCCGTTTGGCGATCCTGGGCGAGGTGCGAGCCGTTCGAGCCCGCAATCACATCGCCGGCCGTTTGCAGCTCGAACGGGCGCGAGGTCGGCGCACTTCGCCGTCTTGAGCGACTCGGCCGCCGTTCAGCCGCCGATCGAGCCCATGCCAAATCGAGCGAGAATCGAGCGAGAATCGAGCGAGAATCTAGCGAGGGTGTAAGTGGTTTGGTCAACCACCTATCGAGCGGGCCCGGAGCTGGACGGGCTTGCCCTTCCCGGCCATGCGCAGATTGGCAAGCCACGAAGCCACGAGGATGTCGGGCGGGTGGTCCCACGGCGTGAAGGCGCGCATCGCGTCGATCCACTCCTCCACGATCGGGATGTCACGCGGCACGAGCCACTCCAGCCCGTCGAACTCCGTGGCCATCGCCCGGATGCCCCACGTCTTGTCGTCGCGGTTGTACTTGGTGGTGTACTGGCCGAAGACCCTGAAGCCGCGGATCTCCTCGCGCGTGAGGCCGAGCGCCCCGAGGATGCGCGGGTTCTTCGCCATCGACGCGAGGTGGAGCTGCATCGCGTTGGTCTCCACGAGGAACTCGCGCACGCTGTACGTCTTGAAGACGTCCACGACCTGCTCCAGCAGCTGCGCGCCGATCCACAGGCCCTTGCGCATGTGGAGCGGCTGCTTGAGCCCGGAGTCCTTGCGGAGCCCCTGGACGAAGAGCGCCGTCTCCGCCGAGCCCGGGGTGTCGGAGCCGCCGAAGTCCATGCCGCAGGTGATCCAGCGGAAGCGCTTGGCGTCCTCGGGGCCGACCCGGTCCCACAGCCGGCGGTCCTTGGCGTCCCAGCGGTCCTGGCACTCGCGCACCCGAGGGATGTGGAAGAACTCCGTCGCCTCGCCGAGGGCGACGTTCAGCATCTGCCGGTTGTACTCGACCGTGCCCAGCTCGCGCCGGCGCTCGGCGAGCCGCTCCGGGCTCCACTGGCCGGGCCAGATGCAGGGCTCCACTCCGGCCTTGTAGCGGGCGACGTGGTAGACGTCGCCCAGCTCGCGCTCGATCCGGTGGTAGGCGTCGTTCTCGTGCCACGCGGTCCCGATCGCCCAGATGAAGCCGCCCTCGACGATCCGCCCGACGAGGACGCCGAAGAGCCAGTCCCAGACCTTCTGGCGCATCGTCCCGGTCATCGTGTTCTCGGGGCCCAGGACGTCGTCGAGGATCACCCCGTCGAGCCGAGCGCCGAGGAGCCGGCCCTGGAGGCCGAGCGCCAGCAGCGAGAAGTCGCCCTCGGTGAGCGAGGCGCGGGCGGTGCGCTGGATGCGGATCGCGTGCTGGTACCACGCGCCGGCCCAGCCGCGGCGGGTCTCGGGCTTGAGGTCGGGGAAGACCTCGTGGAGGCGCGAGTTGTAGAGGATGTTGGTCTTGATGACCGAGAGCCAGCGCTCGGCCCGGGCGGCGGTCTGGCTGATGATCGCGATGCGGGCGTCCGGGTTCTTCCCCAGCTCCCAGATCGGACGGATGACGCTCAGTTGGGTGGACTTGCCGTGCTCGACCGGGGCGAAGAGGACGAGCCGCCGGTGCTCGCTGCACTTGTCCTGCCACTCGACGTGGAACGGCTCGGGGCGGAGCCCGAGGCAGTACTCACCCAGGTAGGCTGGGTGGTGCCTCGCTAGCCTCGTCCACCGCGATCTCGTCCGCGGATCTGAGGAGGTTGGCGTAGCGTTCGAGAGCGCCTGGATCACTGGGCAGCGGTGCCTCGTCTCCGAGTACGACCTGCCCGCTGACCACGTTGGTGACGGTCACCGTGGACTCGTGGAAGACGCCGAGCACCTTCGCTTCCAGCTCAACGTTTCGCTTGGCCTGTTCGAGCAGCGACGACAGCATCCCGAGCTTCGCGTGAAGCTGGAGTGCTGGAAGATCCGCCCGCTCGCCCCTCGCGACCGGCCAACCGCTGACGGGCACTTGCATTACCTGAGCGTAGTGGCCGAGCACTTGCTGCTGCAACCACTGGAGCTTCGCGCTCAGCGAGTTGCGGTGATGCTCGACGTCTACGACCCGGGCTAGTTCTTTATACCACTTGCGGTCGCGGGCGTGGGCCGTCGAGACGGTGATCTCCTGGTCGTCGGCGATCGCGCGGAAGCTCATGCCCCTCGCGCGCCCCTCGGCGACGACGCGGCACAGCTCCAGGTGCTCGTCCTCGGGGAGCGCCTTGCCGTGCAGCCCTCGCACCCGTGCGGGCTGCTCCAGTCCACGCAGAGCCGCGGTCATGAGTCGGGCCAGGTGGTTCGGTCCGTTCGCCTTGGCTCGAATGCGAGCGGCCTCCTGCTTCGTCTTTCGCCGGCGCTGCGCCATCGTCTACGTGCCCGGCACCGTGCCGCCGGCTACCTGCTGAACCAGCCCCGAACGCTCAGCCCACGCGACGAGGAAGAGCGGCATGCCTCCGAAGACCTCGGTCTCCTCGGTCGGCATGACGACGGGGCCGCTGCGGACACCGCACGGGATCACCTTGACGTCGGCGAGCGTGTTGCCGGAGGCGACCGCTTGCGTGAGGCACTCCGCGAGCGCTTGCACTCCCGGGGTCATCGCGATCTTGACGTTGACCCGGTGCTTGCCGTCCTTCCCGTTACCCGGCGCGCTCGGCATCTCGGTCCTTCCGGTAGGCTGTGAGGGTCATCGCGAGCGGTTGCAGGTCGTGGGGCCAGCCTGGAGTGCCGGGCGAGTCGCCGAGCTGCGCGACCAACAGGTCCAGCGTCGCCTCCGCGCGCCCGAGGCTGAGCGACGTCCGGTGCACGACTTCGATCGCGTAGACCTCGGGCAGGCTCTTGCCCTTGGGGTCTGCGGCCGGGGCCGGCTCGTTGTCGCGGTCGGCTTCGTTGTGGTGGCGGGCCTGGTTGTAGGCCATCGTCTGCTTGTCCTCGCACCACTGAGCGAACGCCGCCATAATCGTCGCCCCGTACTCGGGCGCATCTTCCACCCGCCGAACGCTATAGCCCGTTGCGAGCTTCTGGTCGTTCTG